AGAAGTTAATTTGTTGGCGTGCTTGACGGAGATAATGACAGAATGCCAATTCAAATGAAAAAAAATAAAAGTTGGTTAGTTGAACCTGAATGTATAAATGATGGGTGTGGAAATAAAGTACATACCAGAAGGATTAACAAAAATAGGACCCGAGATGTTAGGTCAGAATGTTATAAATGTCATTTGGGAGGTAGAAAACGACCCGGTGTTACTCCACATAAAAAAGAATATTGTGAAAATATAGATGGCCGATTAGGATTTGAATGTACAGCAACTATTATAGATGGATGTCAATTAGATTTGGACCATATTGACGGTGATAGATGGCATAATGTTCCAGAAAATGTACAAACATTATGTGGTAATTGTCATTCTATGAAAACAAAATTTTCTGGAGATTCTAGAAATAATAAACAATCAAAAACTTTGGAAGAATTTAAAGAAAGTAGCACTTTGGTGGCTTATTTTAAATGAGTATTCAAGTAAGTGAAGAATTAGTTAATGAGGTTTATGAGGAATGGATAGGAAGGGGATTCCCAGACTATCCAAAAGACCTTAAATGGCGTCAGAAGGAGTTTAATAAACTAATTAAGTTCGATAGATCCACTCTTTTTAAACCAAGAACAAAGACTGTGGGTTCTTCTGCCCACGGTCTTTCTTTGGCTTGGAGTTATATGACACATCATTGGGATATTAAATGTGGCACGATGAAAACTCCTATAGAGATTTGGAATGATGAGGAGCATCTGAAGAAAGGTATTAAAAAAATATTATCTGGCACTTTCTTTCCAAAAAGAGAACATCATATGATATCAATTTTGGACATGAGGGCAATGCTCAGTCGGTATTCTGGTACACAGGTCGTTTCTAATTTTAGACCCACAGCAGCCGCCTTATTATATGATAAGTTTATAGAAAAGGAATCTTCCTTATTCAGTACAGATTCTGGAGTTGTTTGGGATATGAGTTGTGGTTATGGAGGTCGTTTGTTGGGCTCTATTACAGCCAATATTAATTATATTGGTACTGATCCATGTACAGAAACTTTTGAGGGACTGAAGGAGATTCGCAATGATTGGGGTAATAAGAAAAGGACGATAGAATTACATAAGCTCGGTAGTGAAGTTTTTAGGCCAGATAAAAACAGTGTAGATTTTTGTTTCACCTCACCACCTTATTTTGATTGGGAGAAATATTCTGATGAAGATACACAATCATATAAGAAGTATGATACTACAGAACTTTGGGTGGAGGAGTTTCTAAGGAAAACAATAGAAAATTGTTATTATGGGTTAAAGCCCGGTTCTATTTTAGCATTGAATGTTGCTGATACAAAGAGAATTAAAAATTTTGAATCTGAAACTGTGCGCCTAGGAAAGGAAACTGGCTTTAAACTTACAGATACTTGGCATCTTCAATTATCTTCACAAACAGGAAAACCCAAACATGAGCCAATTTTCCTTTTTAAAAAATGAAACACGCAACTACAGAAGATTTTGAAAAAGTTAAAGAGATTTTCTATCAATATAGAGATATATTTCCTCACATTAGAACTGATTTTATAAAGCGTGAGATTGCAGCTAATCGTTGTATTTTTGAGAATGGGGTTATTATCACTTATAAGATTTATAAACGTCCCCAGAAAATAGGTACGGTCTTGGCTCTCAAGGATCATTGTTTGCTACAGCAAATAGTTAAGGATAAAAATGATGAGAAAGCAAATGCAGCGAAAACTTTACAATGTTTTTTTGATTACATTAATACATTAGTTTGGTTGTCCGTGCGTAGAGATAATATTGTAGCCAAAAGTTTTTATACAAAGATGGGAATGTCTTTAGTGGGAGAGCACAATTGGTCTAAAGGATCTTTACCAGGTGATGTTTATCTATATAAGAATGAAGGAAGTTTAGTTTGGCTATGAAAAATCAAGAACCTCCATACCAATTAAAACATTATCTTAATGCTATCAATCATCAGAAAATTGATTTGATGGATAGTGAAGATGAATTTTGGGAAAAGAGATACCCTGCCTTTATAGTAAACAAGGCATTATCTTCTTTCCCAGATTGTATTTTGTTTGTTAATGAAATGAATAAAATGCATCACCTTGATAAGAACCTTCAATTTCAATTTTTACTAAATAGTATAAGACCCAAAAAGAGATTTAGTAAGTGGATTAGGTCTAACAAGATTAAAAATCTTGATTATGTTAAAGAGTATTATGGTTATAGTAATGAAAAGGCTAGACAAGCTCTTGATATATTAACTAATGAACAAATTGATTATATAAAAAAAATAATAAGTCGAGGTGGAAAAAATGGAGTTGGTGGAATGGGATCCAGGATTGATGTTAGAAGTCCGCCTAAAGGATCCGGATGATTTTCTAAAAATTCGTGAAACATTATCCCGCATAGGAGTATCTTCTCGCAAAGAGAAGAAGTTATACCAGTCTTGTCATATTCTACACAAACAAGGTCTTTATTTTATAGTGCATTTTAAAGAATTGTTTGCGCTGGATGGAAAGCAAGCAAATTTGTCGCAAAATGATGTAGAGCGCAGAAACGCTATAACAAAATTGTTAGAAGAATGGGACCTTTTAGAGATTGTTGGTATAGCTGAACCGAGAGCACCGTTATCCCAAATAAAGATTTTATCTTTTAGGGAAAAGGACGAGTGGGTCTTGGAAACAAAATATAATATTGGAAAGAAACGTGATGATTAAATTATTGAGAATGCAAAGTGGTGAGGATGTATTAGGAGAATTGTATGAAACTGAAACGAGCTATCGTATAGAGAACCCTGCCGTACTAATGCCTATGCCAGACGGTAGAGGAAATACAATACAGATGGGTATGGTGCCATGGCAGCCTTTTAGTAAAAGTAAAGAATTTTCTATTGCAAAGGATTGGGTAGTAACTGTATCAAACCCCTCCCAAGAAATTGAAGATAACTACCGTAGAGTTTTTGGTTCTGGTATAGCAGTACCACAGCCAAAAGTTTTAATGGGATAATAAATGACAAATTCATTTTCAATGGTTCGTAAAGCCAGAGGAACTTTGGCTGAACAGAAAAAAGAATCTAAAAAACCAGATCCGTATAGAGTAGTTATAATTTCTGAAAAGCCTCAGAAGAATGAATATTTCTATACGGCTGGAAGAATAACAGAAGAAGGTGAAAAATTAGGACATGAAGTTTATGTAGTTAATGTTGATGGGGCTTATATCAAATTGACAAATGATAAAAGAACAATACATAATTCAGATGACGATAAAGGGTTTGATATTACAAGTACGGATACCGTTGTATTTGTTCGTGGATCAGTTAGATTAAAAGAAAGTTGGTTAGATTTAATTTCTCTATTGGAAAAAACAGGTGTCAGTCGAGGTCATGGCCTTTGTCTTGTAAATGATAGAGAAACTATAGAAATTTGTTCTGACAAATATAGATCCTATGTAAGATTAGATGATTTTGGTTTGACACAACCAAAAACAGTTTTAGTTCCAAATAAAGAAGGCTTGAAAAGAGCTGTAGAAACTTTAGATAAAGATTTTCCAATAGTTCTGAAAACATTGAAAGGATCGAAAGGCGTAGGTGTTGTATTCATAGAGTCTGAAAGGTCTTTAGACGCTATTGTACAGTTGATTTTTAATCAGGATGAGAATGCTGATTTATTGATACAAGAGTATATTAAAACAGATTATGATGTAAGGGTTTTAGTGCTTGGTGGTAGAATAATGTCATCTATGAGGAGAGATGTTATAGAAGGAGATTTTAGATCGAATTTTTCCCGAGGCGGAAAGGTTAGTAAGTTTGAATTGACAAATTTAGAAGCAGAACAATGTATATTAGCAGCCAAGGCTGTTAATGGACTTTGGACAGCAGTAGATTTTATAGCATCAGAAGATAGAAAAAAAATACCTCCTTATATTTTAGAAGTTAATCATTCTCCAGGTACAGAAGGTATAGAGAAAGCATCTGGTGTTAATATATGTAAAGAACTTATACAATTTTTTGACGATCCAGAAGTAAGGAGAAGGGTCCCATCTCAAGTTGGATTTTTAGAAGTATTAAATATAAAACCTTTTGGCGATATTGTTGCTAAATTTGATACAGGTAATGCTTTGTTACCAGTTATTCATGCTACAAATTTAAAAATAAAGGGGGAAAAAGTTACTTGGGAGTTATTGGGTAAAACCATTACTAGTGATAT